GTAGAAGATTCCTGTTCCATAGTTGGAAGCAATAGGTATTTTGCGGGTAGAACCCACATAATTATGCCCGCCAATTAAGCCAACAGGCTTTAGCCCGTAGGGGGCCGAGATAGTAGGATAAGCCATTTTAAGCTCCTAAAGTGTTAAGTTCCTTTGCCGAAGGTTACTTTGGTCTTACGATCATTAAACAACGGCATACGAGGGTCATTTTCACGCATTAGGTTGTTGTCAACAGAGTTCATTTGACTGTCCGTCTGTTTCTGAAAATGGTCAGTACGTTCTTCAACCATCTCCAGTGGAGCTTTACAAAGCATCAAGCCCCCTATCACTACGTTGTCAGCAAAACGCTCTTGTTCTACTGTAACCATAGCAATCTCGGGGTGATCTGCTGCCCTTACAGGCTCCCAACCTTCACGTAATTTAGATGAGACATTGGTAGCGTCTATCTGGCCTTGATTACTAACACGAATCCACCGGAAGCCGTAACCGTCTTGGGGAATTGGAGAGGGTAAAGTCTCCGGGCGCGTCCAAGCCTTCTTACGTACAGTTTTTTCACGTTTGTCTAATTCGCGGTCTATGCGATTTTCAGCCATTTGCTTTCCTCATGTCTATTGCAACCTGTTTGGCGTATTGTTCGGGTGTCAAACCCAACCTCTTAGCGATTTGTACCTGAGTGCGTGTCAACGTCACTTTCCGTGGTGCTGTACTCCGCGTTGCGGGTGCTACCACCTGTGTCTTCTTTCGCTTCGGTTCAGCATCCTCGAAATTATCGGGGAATACTTGACGCATACGAGTATCAATGGACTCGTAGTATTCATCGCTTTGCGGACTTACGCCCTGTTTGACAAGTTTATTATGCAACCCCAGCGCTAAACTTGTCATCTCATCATCGTCACCGAACCACGAATTAGTTTTCTGCCAATCTGCGGCTCGCTCATCGACTTTTACTGCTGGAGCGAGTTGTTCTACTTCCTTTGGTACAGGTGTTTCTGTTTCCTGTAAAGGTGGTAGTTTGAAGTTTGCTAGTCTTTCGGACTTTAACTTAGCATTGGTTAGCTTATCTTGTGCATCCAACACTGCATCTGAGTCACCAGATTCGTACGCTTCTTTGTACGCACGTTTAGCATTCTCGGATTCAATCGAAGCGTTTTTCTTTGCTTGGTCGAGTAAAGCAGCTTGGTTCTTATTGACGTTACCTTTTAGCTTTTTGTTCTCTTCCATAAGCTGCTGAGTAACGCGTTCAAGCTCTTGGCTCTGGCGGTGAGCTTCTTCTTTAGCCCTACGCTCGTCATGGTATCCCTTACTAAAATGCTGGATACGCTTGCGAACCTTATCAGAGTAATCCTCAAGTTCGTCATCTGTGACGTCCTCTGGAGGTTCAGACGCTTTACGATTTCGGTCAGCTTTAGGCGTATCATCAACAACCTCCACCTCAACCTCACGACTATCATCTTTCGACTCAGCCGCAGGTTCTGCGAAATCCTCTTTAGTTTTTTTACCCGAAATATCGACTTCAACTGCACCGGAATCCTCTATTTCTAATTTGTCGTCCTCTGCTTCAGGGAACTCAAATTCTACTTTTTGAAATGCCATGTCTATGCCCTCCGAATGCCTGTTGGATCGGTCACGATAGCCTCAATAGAGTCATCGTTCATAAGCCGATATTCAATGCCGCCAATAGTAAAGCGCGTTCCTGAGTTCATACGGAACATCACGTAATCGCCTTCCTTACACCATGCTCCTGTGGGAAAACGCTCCTCATCAGAATACGCTTGGTCACCCATATCCACGACAAGTCCTATAATAGACATGATGTGGTCTTGAGTTTTGGCTGTCTCCGTCTTTAGGATAGATGTCCCTGAAACGGTTTCTTCGGGCTGTGGTAGTGCTACTAACACGCGGTAACCCACGGGTTTAGGTAGTTGTAGTTCCAATTCAGCATCGCTGATTTCAACTGGTTTGTCAGTCATCATCGTTTTCCATATAGTTCTTCGCAAGGTCTTCCATGTGGTTTTTGCTGGCTTCGAGACCCCGAATTAAGCCAACAACTTCCTTGTATTGGGCGAAGTCTTTTGCTCCCCCGTTTCCAAGAAATTCCAGTGCAGAGGATTTATCAGCCTCGATTTTTTCTTTAAGCACGTCAAAGACGGTTTTAGCCATGTTTACTGGTTACCCTCCGAGTTGCGGTCAGGTTTTCCACGGTCAGCTTCTAGGTCAAGTTTAGCGTTGGATATACGTCTATCCCCTGCCAGCTTTAGCCCATCCTTCTGCGCGTTTAACATGACTTCTTTCTCATCTAGCTTCAGGCGTTCGGCGGCAACATTGCCGTCCAGCACAATCTTCTGCTCTTTTAGCTGCATCTCAAACTGTTTGATCTGCTGATCTGCCTGATCGTTAGCGGCTTTGCGTTGCTCTTCAGCTTGTTTGATCTGCAATTCAGCCTGCTTCATCTGGAGGATCGGGTCTTTCTGCTGCTCTTGAGCTTTCTTCTGCGCTGCTTGCTGCTGATTAGCCTGCTGTAGCTGCTTGCCTGCGTCTGCAACCAGACGTGACATTTGTACCTCCATGTCTTCTGACATCTCCTCATTCGGAGCGGGTAGTGGTGCGCCTAGTTTCTCTTCTATCTTCTGGCGATAAGAGAACCCAAGGTGTTCTGCGATGTGCGCTTGTAGCGAAGCCATAATCTGTTTGGCCTGTGGGTTCTGCCCGATCATCTGAGCCATCATCGGGTCTTGCATAAACGCGGTATGCGTAGCGATGTGCGCGTCCTGATCCTGATAGATGAACGCTTTCATAGGTTTGCCAACTAGGGCATCCATGTTCTCGCTTATCGGATCGGCTGGTTTTGCGTCGTCCTTAGTCGGGACGAGTTTGTCGGCGTTCTTCACGCCCAATACTTCTATCATCTGACGGTGCAACTGAGGCAGGTCGTATATCTGTGGAGCCTGCGCTGACATCTGTAGCACTGTTTGGTACTGTACGACCCGTTGGGCCATAGTCGAGTTGTTAGGATCACTGACGGGTATCACGTCTACCATCATGTAGTCCGACCGCTTGGCTCCTACTTCGCCTCTGGACGGGATGTACGCGTACTCCTCGGGGGCATACTCAGCCATGATGGCCTTGAGTAGCTTAAACTCCTGCTTCATCGCGTAGTGTACGCGTGCTTGCACAGCAGCCATAGGCTTTAGTGTGCGCTCTAGGAGAGCCAGTGTGGTGCCCACGGGGGCGTTGGCTGACATGTCCGAGATGTCCATGTCACTAATAGCGCCTAGCCTACGGCCTTCAGTCGTAATTTGATTTAAGAGGGCGAGAAGGGTTTGGCTAGGTTCTTTGTAAGGGAGAGGCATAATGTTGTCACGGATAGACCCTGACGGAACATCTACATCTTTAAACTCACCGGGGTTGATAGGAGAGTCGTCCCCCTTGATACGCAGTCCACGCGACTTCAATCCGCCGGGGAGGTTCGACAGTGTGCCTGCGTCAACCAGTTGCCGTATCAAGGAAGTTCCAGCACGGGCGTATCCACCAATGATGTGGATCAATCCGAGGCCATAAAAGCCAAATCCCGGTACATAATTATAGTGGACGAAGTGTTGGCGTTTGAGTGTGAGTGGGTCACCCTCCTCGTAGTTCCTACGGATCGCCAGCACTTCGCCACTTCCACGCTCAATGGTGACAACGTAAGGGCGAGCTATCCCGTCGTCATCATCAACGCCTTCAATAAGAAGGTCTGCGTGTATTTCATAGACAGCGTAGCGGTCGTCATCGGTAAGCGAGTAGCCCCCGTCTTCCGCTTTCTTCTCTTCAATGTCTGTGTGGTAAGGTTCTGGATCACCGAGGTCTACGTCTTTATAAAACCCTGCGGCTTGTAACTTCTTTAATTCGTTCTTTGTCTTACGCATTACGTGCGTTACACGCTCTGCGGCTTCGATATTCGACGCACCGTAAGGTACGATCACATCCTCTGCGGAAATGTAAACAGCGACCTGACGTCCTAGATTAGGGTCGTAATAGACCTTCTTAAACGCGGAGCCTGCCAAACCAAGGCTGTACAGCATCCGTTCGTGTTCTGGGCGATACTCTACCATGTTCTCGGTGAGTTCGTAGTTCATATCCGCTTTAACGCGTGCAGCGGCTTCGTCTTTCTCTTTAGTCTCCCGACCAAGTATCTTAGTCTTCACAGGACCAGCGGCTGGCATAGTCTCGCTCATAGTCTCTGCTTGGAACCTGATGGCTGCTTCGGCTAGGACTGTAGAGTTAACGCCACATGCGCCTTCCCACGGGTCTGAACGCTCTTCGTATTTAAAGCCAAGTACGTCTAAGCCTTTAACGAACGTGTCCGCCCAGTCTTTGCGTCCTTCTATGTCCGTTGTTATCTGGCCGACAAGATCGCTTGACAGGGTTTCAAGGTCGGTGTCATCCATCAGTTCAGCTAGGTTTGCGCCAAACTCAGAGAAATCCATTTCGTCACCGGGGATTATGGTGACTTCCATGCTACCGTCAGATAGGGTGACAGACTCAGGATCAACGATCTCAATCTCTAGCTCAGAGACGTCCATTTCTGCTACGCCTTCAAGATCGCCTTCTAGGTCTTCTAGTCCCATTGGGGCAGCGTACTGCCCTTTTTCAATAGCCATGTATCACCTCTAGTAGTATCCGCCTCGGCGCTGTTTAAAATATTGCTGTTCTTCTGGTTCGTCACTAGGCAACCGAATAAAGCCACCCTGTCTAAAACGCATCAAAGCCATCACAGTTGAGTCTACAAGGTCATCATTACTCATAAATGGAAATCCTGCAATCTCTTCAACCACTTCCTCTGCCCATCGTGTCTGTGGCACCCAGCAAAGCCCAGATGCTACAATGTCTGCAACGGAGTTAAGTCTAGCCAACTTGTCCCCTGACCCTCTATGTGGTGTGTACTCAGACACTGGTAGACCCATACGCCGCATCTCTTGATACAAGGCCACACCAGAGCTTTTCTTCTCCACAATGAACGAGTCTGGTTCCCAGTCGTTATACTCTTCCATCGCAAGCTGTTTAAGTTCTGGGAACTCTATACGTTGTTTTATGCTATTTAACAATATAATATTGTACGCGCTGGTCTCTTCGTTCAAGAATACCCCCCATGTGGTAAGCGCTGTAAAGTCTGCACGGTTATGTTTCTCGGCTGCGGCGTCAAGCGACATGATAATATATTCACAGGACGGGGGTGTCTCAGGGGTCCACTCGTTCCACCACTCACGCTTAACAATAGCGGCTTCTTCTGTGGTAGGTTGCTGCTGATACTGCGAGTTCCACTGGAACACAGGCATAGAGGCTTTGGTACGTAGTAGGGCTTCTAGGTCAAAGAACTCAGGCCATAACGGCTTTTGGGTTACCTTTTTGGTTTTCTTACTAACGACATCTAGGATGGCGGGGAACTCTACGACTTCGTACTGATCCGCACGGTCGTTCTTACCCATGTCACGTACCACGCGCCCTGTAAGATCATCTAGGTGCCAGCGTGTTTGTATGATAGCCACCCGTCCTCCGGGCATTAATCGCGTCCGTGCGCCGAAGGTGAACCACTCATAGGCTTTGTCGAACACCGAGAAGTTCCCGTTGATTACGTCTTGCTCAGAATGAGGATCATCAACAAGCAGTAAATCAGCGCCACGACCAGCAAGAGCAGAACCAATTCCACAAGCATAATACTCTCCCCCTACGTTGGTATTCCAACGACCCGCTGACTTACTGTCTTGTGCCAGCTTTACGGTAGGGAATATAGACCTGTAATCGTCTAGGGCTATCAAGTTACGCACCTTACGACCAAAGTCTACCGCTAGGTCTGTGGTGTGAGACACCATCATAACCTTCTTGTCTGGGTTTCTACCTAAGAACCATGCTGGAAAAAAGATAGACACAAGCTGTGACTTGCCATGACGTGGAGGGATGTTAACACAGATACGGTCTTTCTCACCCCTTTCGATGCCCATAAGCAGGTCAGCAAGGATGCGGTGGTGCTTACCCACGATAAATTCAGGCATCATAAGTTTGCAGAACTCAATCAGATCGTCATACGCTAGTTTGTTTTTGGACCTTGTAGACAGTTCGTCCACCATACGGTCAATCTCAGCCACTTCTTCCTCGCTAAACGAGTCAAGGTTAGTCAACATTGTCTCAATATCGTCTTCGCTAAAGTCAAAACCCTCAGTCATCGTCGTCAAACCCAAACTCTTCGTCAACATCTAGTGTTTTAGCGGTCAGAATGGTGGCATCTTCTACCTCTGGCTCTGGATTTACCAGTTTTGCCAGCTTACTGCGGAGTTTTTCCTTGATATCGTCGGTGGTTTGGTGGGTAATGGTCACTTCAGACTTCTCTGTGAACAGTCCTACGTCTGATATCTTACCCATAAGCTCTATGGCACGCATTCGTACCCGTGGATCAGGGTTTTCTGACTCTATGATGAGCTTGTTTGTTACTAGGTTGCGCAGTTGTTTGGAAGATTCCACTACAGAGTGGTTAAATTCCTCTATTATAGCTCCTGCCATCTTAATAGATGGGGGCGTTAGCTTCGCTGCGCGTCTGTTGGTAACTTTTCGGGACGTTTTGTCTGGTTCCTGCGCATATGCAGTCGCTAAAACAGCGGCAACCTCTTTATCGTCCTCGTCTGGGGTGGTGTTTAGCCCGTGGCCCTCTAATTCTGTCACTGTTTTAGCCAGCGCAGCGGTGCGTTTGGGTAGCGGAAGCTGCTTTGCTTCATCCTCTAAGGGTACACCTAGTTCAGGCGTTAAATTCAATGTCATATCATTTCGCAGGTAGTTAACCGGTAACGTAATACTAGGTTACAAAAAATTTTTTAGCAAGGGTTTCTAAAAAGGGGTGGGGGGTTTTCAAAAAATAGCGATTTATTCGGCTGGATTAGTAATAATAGTACTATGACGGAATCCTATATGACAGCGCGGGGGGTGCCCCGGGTGTACCCTTCTGTAAAACGTGTTTCGGGCAGCTACCCGACAGGTATTTAGTTTGTTTTGGTGCCATTTAGTTGTAGACAGTACCATTCAGTCATGTCATAAGAGGTTATCGGAAGGCCAAAACGGATAGCCGATTTACTGGAGACTTACTATGAATACTGTAAATGACATGAAGACAATGTTCACTGAGACCGGCGCAAAA